AGTGTTACGAAGCCATCAACTTGATGCTTCCTAACTCCGCTATCTACGCTACTATCTAAAATCAATGAGGGGGGTGGGATTCCATCCCCCTTATTATTAGCATGAAAAAGCGTGAACGAAAACCCTCGAAAAATGCGTGTATTGTGGCACGTGCAGCAATATCTCCCAAAGGCGAAGTCCGGCTCGGAATGGAACGCACACGAAATCAACAAATGGTTAATGGAGCGTGGCCATCACGTCAAGGTCATGACATCCGCAATGAACAATGAGTATTACGATTACGAAGGAATACCAGTTTTTAATCGCTCACATGATTGGTATTTCCATCATGAATGGGCAGATGTAATTTTTACTCAATTAGATTTTGCAGCAGATGTAGCTGAAGACTGCAAGAAGACAAAGAAGCCGGCCGTATGGTTTGCTCACAATACCTTTAACTATATTTCCGTCAGACGGAATCAGCATATAAATGTTGTGTATAACTCCCATTGGGGAAGTGAACACGGCAAGTACCCCAACAACTCATTCATACTTCAACCACCGGTGAACATTGACCATTATCGGGTTGAACGGGGGGAGGAAATAACACTAATTAATCTCAATCGCAATAAGGGGGCGGAACTATTCTACCAGGTGGCGCAAATGATGCCGGAGTACAAATTTTTAGCAGTACAGGGTGGCTATGGTGAACAGATTTACAAAGGGTTACAAAATGTAACCATTTGGGCGAATCAACCCGACATAAGGAACGCATACAAGCGCACAAAGATACTTTTGATGCCTTCGCAGTATGAGAGTTGGGGTAGAACGGCAACCGAAGCAATGGCATCGGGGATCCCTTGCATTGTAAGTGATTTGCCTGCGCTGCGTGAGAATTGTGGGGATGCCGGTATCTATTGCAGCCCTGATAGGCCGCATCAATGGGTGAACGCTATCAAAAATGTGATGAATAATTACGAACTTTGCAGCCAGGCGGCATTTGACAGGGCAGAGCAGTTAAGGCCGCATGACAAATTAATAAACTTTGAACAATGGGTAACTACTCTTTTACAATAGATTCACAGGTAACGGAAGTAAGCTATGCGGAGCCGGTAACGCTTGCAGAAGCGAAACTATACATTAGGGTTAGCCATACAAGCGAAGATGCACAGGTTTCGCAGTTGATTAGTTCTGCCCGAAAGATAATCGAAGATGCAGCAGGTATCAGCGTAATAACAAAGCAGGTGAAAGTATGGTTCAGCAATAAAGGCGGTGCATATCAACTGCCATACGGCCCTATCACTTCCGATATTACCTTGTACGATGATTATACCGGTACAATTCTGACCGACAAACGAATCATAGGCGGTAATTATCCCCGAATTACTTTTCCACAGATTGAGAACATGAGGGCCGAATATACGGTAGGTTATACCCATGTCCCTGCTGCTTTGAAGTTTGCCATTCTTGACCAAGTGAATTACATGTACGAAAATAGGGGAGCCGAAAATGAGGGTACTGGTATTTGTGAGAAAGCATGGAGAGCGTGTCAGCAGTTCACCCGTCAAAGTCCGATACTATGAGGTTAAAGGGTACAAGACCGAATTATCTGTCAGCAGAACTACTGCATGAGCCGATTGGTGTACTTGCACCTACACAGGTGAGCGATGGTGAGGGGGGTTATACGGTTACCTATGCGAATACCGCCACCATTTGGGGTATGTTCATTCCGCTTGGTGATAGCCGTTCTTTGATTGCAGCGCAGGTAAGTTACACGGCATCCGCTACTGTATTCGTGCGCTACCCCCTTACAATCGATCAGACCTACAGATTAGAAATAGGCGGTGAGCAATATAGCATACACTCTATAACGAATGTGGAAAATAAGGATGAATACTTGGAAATACAAATCTTTAAGTAATGGCCGAATTCAGCATGAATTTAGTGGGGGGCAAGGCGGTCAGAAAGATGTTTGACATTGCGGCTGAACGTATGGGGCCAGGTCTTAATAAAGAGATGAATGCATCCGCATTGAACATTGAACGCAATGCAAAGCGGATGGCGCCTGCTAACTTGGGTAAATTACGGCAAAGCATAAAGCATAACATAGGTGAGCCGTTAATGAAATCGGTTTATTCAGATATTGGGTATGCTGCTTATGTAGAGTTCGGAACAAAGAAAAAAGCAATGACCCATCCGATACATAATGGGTTCGCTGCTTATGCTGCACAATTCAGGGGTAAGGGTAAAGGCGATTACGGAGATTTGATACTTGCATTAATCTTCTATGTTAAGCGCAACAAATTAGCAGGAACGTACAAGGTGAAATCAAAAAGAAGGATAGGCAATAGAGATCAAAGGTTATCGGAAGATTTGAGGGTTGCCGAAAGAATGGCCTACTTTATACTTAAAAACGGCATCAAGCCACAACCATTCCTTATCCCTGCCTATCTTGACGAAAGACCGAAACTGATTAAGCGGATTCAAAACTTGTTGCGCAAATGATAATGAAAAACCCTGCCATAGAGATAAAGAAATGGTTAGTTACCCAACTTGCCGCATACACCTATGTTGATGTGTACGATGCTATGGTGCCTGCCAATGAGCCGGCTGAATACATTACTATCACCGGTAGAACATCCGGGCAGGAACAAGGCAAGGAGGGTTACGTTAACCTCGTTTCAGTCAACATAGATATAACAACGAAAAGTAGTAACTTTGGGTTCAAGAGGGCGGAGCAAATAGCGGATGCGGTGATGGGTGCGGTCAATAGTGATACGGTGGTTGTGTTACCTGTTGGATGGGATTGTAAAAAAGTGGTATTGGCATCGGTAACTAACCTGGAGGACTTGGATCCATTTGATAACACTTTTCGTGTAATTTTGCGGTATGAATTTATAATTTCACAAACACAATAAATATGAGTTACACTTTTGTAAATGCGAGGGACATAATCCTTCAACTGGACTTCGACAGGAATGGTACTTTCCTGACCGTTGCTTGCCTTACATCCAATTCAATGGAAATCACCCGTGATGCCATTGATGCCGATAGTAAATGTGGCGATGAGCAACTTCCCGGTAATTCCGTTAGTCAGACTATCAGTTGTTCCGGCCATGCCATTGACCAAACTGGTAGCGGTAGCCGTGAAAGCTATGACCGGATTTACACGCTGCTTGTTAACCGTGATTCAATCCCTGCCCGTTTCGGTCCTGCCGTTGCTGTTAGTGGCGACATCGTGTATACCGGTAACATCTTTGTTACTTCGCTTTCATTGGATGCAACTGACAAAGACCTGCTGAAGTTTGATGCGGAGTTCCAGGTACAGAATGCTCCACTTACCCAAACAAAGACATACTAATTTATGCCCGTAGCATTTGAGTTAAAAACTTCAACGGGCAGCGTTAGTTTGTTATGGAATAACTGGGCGATGCACCGATTCTGTGAAATGAATGGCAACTTGCCAATAGGTAAGATGTTGGAGATGTACGATGGGCAATCCTTAACCTTTAAGCACGTTATCACAATGATTCAGGCGGCAAGTGAGGGAGCCGGCAAGGTGATAAGTGAAAGGGAAGCATCGCAGTTGATTGATGAGGGCGGTGGGTTGCAGTTCACAGGATCGCAGGTGTTAGAGTTCATTCAGTACACTATGAAGGCAATGGTACCGGATATACCTGCTGATAAAAACGTACCGGAGGAAGAAAAAAAAAGTTAAACCACAGGGATAAGACCTGGGATGAGGTTATAATTCTCGCCATTGAATCGGGCCTAACTATTGAGCAGTTTTGGTCTATTCGCTGGCGAGATTTTTTATTATATCGCAAAGCGTACGAAGCGAAGCAGTTAGCTGAATGGCAGAGGGCAAGGTTGATAGCGTATGTTATGTACTGCACGAACACGGACACGAAGGGGCGCAAAAGCATAACAGATTTCTTACCTTTGTCAACGGACGAGCAGCCGGATAGGGGGGAGAGATTGACACAGGAGCAGTTCATCGAAAATATGAAGAAATTATCAGAAGCATTAAAATAAAGCAATGGCACCGGAAAAACTCGAAATATTAATTAGTGCTGACAATAAGAAAGCCATTGCAGCGATGAAGGAAACTATCCTTGCTATGCATGGGGTAGAGAGTGCATCGAAGGGGGCAGGGGGTGCTACGCAGAAGTTAGGTAAAGATTTTACAGGTGTTAGTAGGGTTATTCAGGATTTGCCGTATGGCTTCAATGCTATCTCAAATAACTTAACTCAATTAGTTCCTGCTGCCGGTGCTGCTGGACTTGCCTTTTCTGCACTTGTCGCAGGGTTATCATTTGCTCAAATAGGGTTAGCGAACTGGACAAGGGGGTCGAAGGATGCTTCCGATGCAATGTCAGCACAAACAAAATCAATTACTGATTTTAACATAAAAGTTTATGATGTAAAAGATGCCTTCAATTCAGCAAGGGCAGGAGTATTAAGTAAGAAAGAAGCACTTGATAAGTATAATGAGAGTTTAGGTGATAGCATAGGTTACGCAAATAGTATAGCGGAAGCAGAGGATTTAATGGTCAAAAATACTGCAACGGTTATCAAAGCGATGCAGTTGAGGACACAGGCAAATGTATACCAAGCGAAAGCGGCTGAATTAAATGCAAAGTTGATTAGTGGTGAGATGTTTGATTTTGATAAGAATTGGGGTGAGTCCGCAATGCTTGCAATTAAAAACTTTGTTAAAGGTCAGAACCTTTCTCAAATGGTTACTGAAGATGTAAACAATTCTTTATCACAACAAAACAAACTTTTAGATTCAGCTAATAAGCTAAATGAAGAAGCAATAAAGTTAGAGAAAACATTAGCAGGGTCAAGAACAAAGCCAGGCGGCGGTGGTGACACAACAAAAGCAGAAATAGAGGCTTACCTTAAAGCGCAAAAAGAACTTCAATACTATAACAGGTTATTAATAGAGCAATCAGCTATAACTAAGTTGAGAGCAAATATGGCCGGGAAAGATACTGCAACGGTATCTACCGGAGGCATCAACCTTCCGCAACAAAAAGACCTAACCAATCTTCAACTTACAATTAACTCCAACAATACATTAAACAAGGTTCTTGCAGAGCAAGCGATGGCACTGAATATGGTAAAGTTAAAGAAGGATGAAGCATTCGCAGCAGACACGGCAAACTACTTAACGCAATCCATTACCAATATGTTCAATGCTATGATTAATGGTCAAAGCATTGGTACTGCATTAGGTGATATGTTCAAGCGATTAGCGGTTGACATTGCAATGGCATCAGCGAAGGCGGCAATATTTCAGGGCATTATGTCTGTATTAACTGCCCCGTTGAGTACAGGTGCAAAAGCAGGGCAAGCGGTTGCAGGTGCTATGGGTTTTGCCGGTGGTGGCGGTGGTAAGAAAGGCGGTGGGTTCCTTTCACTTCTCGGCAAACTACTCGGTTTCTCCGAAGGTGGTACAGTATCCGGCCCCCGTTCTGGCTATCCTGTAATGCTTCACGGCACAGAACACATCGTTAGACCCGACCAAATGCGGTCAATAATCGCATCCGCATCGCAGATGGGTGGAGGGAATAGCAGGGTAGTGGTGGAGGGTGTAGTGAGAGGTAACGATATATGGCTTTCACAAAGTAGAACGAATACATTTAGAGCATTAAGCGCATAACCTATGCCATGTAAAAGATTAGTTATTGATGTAATACAGGCCGATTTGGATGCTTCCGATGATGGCTTTGTATATTACACATTTGTCGATTGCGGTGGCGATGATGTGGAAGTTGGTTACAATACTGCAAGGTTAAACTTTGATACGGGGTATTGTATGGATGTTGACCGGGATTATACGGCACACATTCTTATAGGCGGCATCCCGACCCCTCCACCTAATTTCAGTACCGCAACCGAAGGTGATACTTGTACCGGAAGCGACCCTGTTGAAATACCCCCGGCAGTAGTACCACCTGCATACGGGAAGAAATATACTTTACAAGCCATTGGAAAGTCGGGGTTAACTTTCACGGCTGAAATTTGGGAGAAAGGTTACACAGGGGGAACGGTTTATACTATAGGGGCATCCGTGAATCCTTTTGTATTAGATTGCCTTGCTTCTGGTGATGACCCATTTCAGCCGGTGCTTCCGACAACATTTACAATAAGAGCCGATTTTACGGAATTCACAGGGCCGTGGCCGGACTTTCTTTCTACAGATGACAGAAAGTATCATGTGCGGTTTTATGCGCAAGGAACGGCTTATTTTATATGGCAGGGGTTTATCTTAATGGATAACATTACTCTACCTTTTACAACGGGTAGAACTATCGTAGATATTCTTTGCGTGGATGCCATTGCCTTGTTAAAATCCGTTAACTACCTGCCCGGTGTTCCGCTGCTTACAAGTACTGAAAGTATTGTTAAAACCATAAACAACTGCCTAACTTACCTTCTTTATCCAGGGGGATATAAAGTTAATTTTGCAGTCAATTACTACACATCGCAGTTAACTGAAGCCAACAATGCCCTGCGACAGATGTACGTTACACAATGCAACTGGCAATCGGGGGTAAGTTCATATATAAATTGCTATGAGATATTGGAAATTATTTGTACTGCTTTTGGTGCGCAAATATTTCAGTCGGGTGGGGAATGGTGGATAACTTCCGTAAATGAAAGGGCATCCGATACTATTCGGGTATTTCAAACCAATCAAGATACTGACCCCGATACCACATTTAACAAGTCTATAAATTACACCATTCAGCCTTATATCAACGATTCTGTAACTCCATTTTACTTTGTTGAAAATAGTCAAGTTAAGATACTGACAAAGGGATTCCCACAGGTGGAGGTTACGGGTGAATTAAGCTACTGCTTTAATAAATTGATAAATGGCGATTTCAGTAAATTAACGCCATACGGCATGCCGGCTATAACCGGAATACCCGATAACTGGACTTATACACTTGAATCAGCAATAGGTAAAATAGAAAGGCAAACATACCGCAATATTACAGGGTTGCAGTTAACAGGTAATGTAGTATCACCTGGTACCGACCCGACACAGATAACATCTACAGGGGTACTTATTGACCAATCGGATAAGGTTATTTTATCTTTTGACTTTGCTGCTTTAACAGGTGGTGGCAGTCCGGGATGGATGAACTTACAGATATACATTGATGTAGGTAGTGGTAACGCATGGAGGTACACAAAAAAGATAGGGGAAGATGCTAAATGGTTATACAACCCAAGCAATAAC